CACTAGCTGAAGCGAACACATATTTTGAAACCGTTCCAGACAGCAGCACTTGGGACGACAAGACAGACGACCAAAAGAATCGATCCCTAATCTCTTCAACCCGTTGGATCGATAGTTTGAATTTTTATGGTGATCGTTGCGATACGAGCCAAGCGTTGAGCTGGCCACGCAACAATTATCACGTTGATCGTGTTGAGCTGACTTGTAGCGCCATTCCGCCTGACATTAAGTACGCTGCTTATGAGCTGGCGCGGGCTTTAGTCAATGACACGGACTCGATTACAGGGAATACCGGCGATACGGGGTTATTCGAGGAAGTCAAGCTCGGAGAACTCGAAGTCAAGTACAACACTTCTAGCCAAGCTACTGGAACTGTCAATAACGTATTCGACGTTTACCCTTGGTTGCAGTCTTATCTTGGTGCTTATTGTCTTGGAGGTAGCGGTAGCTATCAAGTACGTATGGTGAGGGGTTGAGATGGCTGGTCAACTCGATAGTCTTTTCAAGAGTGTTGCTAGTTCTGTCGTCAAAGAGCTTGGCGCAGCACTAGATGCAACCATCACATACATTCGTAAGACAAAACCCGCTTACAACGTTTCCACTGGCACGTTGACAACAACCGATGAAATCTATTCAAACTTAAAAGTACCAATTGAAGTTATCAATTCACAGGAAGAAGAGGGCAGGGAAGAGCGTCAAGCAAAGCTTTACTTGACCCCAGACATGATTGGTAACGTGCAACCAACCTTTGAAGACACAATTGTCTTGGAGTATGGAGAGGTTTCAACCTTTTCTGGGACGGATCGTCAGGTTCAGATTACCGATATTCGCACCTATAGGGGTGGTCAAGAGTATCTATACATTGTGACGGTGCGGTTCTGATGGCTAAGAAAGCCGGAACAGACCAAATAATGCCCGACCTGGAGGCACATATGCAAGAAAGTTATAACCGCCTAATTAACACGGTTATGCGTCGGCTTGCGACTAAAAAACGTAGCCCTGTCTATACGGGCTTTTTTGCGTCTAGCTGGATGGCTGATCGTCAAAAAATTCAACCACAAGATGATCTTGAAGAGCCTTGGTTAGGCATTAAACGGAAAAAATCCGCTGATCCTAAGAATAAAGACTATAAAATTGATCCTCGTTTCTACCCACCTGATCAGCAGTTTAATTACAAGCGACGCGTTTTCATCGGCAACAAGGTCAAGTACGCCGTCTGGGCACTAGAAGACGGGAGAATCCAGCGTTTTGTCCAAAGCCCGGAAATGGCAAGTTTAGTTAAAAGCACCTTTAAGGAGCGTCGTGCTCTTATCTCTGTTGCAGGAAAAGGAGGTGTGGGCAAATTTGGGTCTTTCTCTGGAAGGACTTATATTGATTACAACGAGGTGGCGCAATGACTCTTACAAATGCTCGCGCTGCCTTTGAAAAAGCTGTTACCGATGCTGTCGCAGCGGCTGACGCTACGGTTTTGATGAAATACGACAACGTTGCGTTTACCACTCCTGGCAAAACGAAAAAGTACATTCTTATGTCCGTTAGTTTTGGTCGATCAACGCTTCAAAATCAAGGAGCCGCTCAAGATTATTACGCTGGAACAATCCAATGCAACGTCTACGTCCCAAAGGCAGCTGGAACGTCAGTCTTGGCAGCAATAAGCGAATCTGTTATTGACGGTTTGACTTCAGTAAACGCTAGTGGCTATACGGACACGTTTAGCACTAAGCCTAGAGTTCTAGACATTGTTGGACCTACTCCGCTTGATATTGAGGACAGATCGCACTTTGTCGGGGTAATTTCTTGCCAATTTACCGCCACAGCGTAGTATTGTATTTCAAACGCGTATTTTTCTATGCGAGCCGTAGAGCTTCTTCGTAACAAGTTTGGCGTAAGCCAGCTGTATAAATATGGATTGGAGCAAGAGGGCGAAGTGGTTCTTGAGGTGTACTGGCACCCGCTTACGATTTCTGAGCGTGAAGCGATTCAGAAAAATACAGAAACGGACGACAGCGTTGATTTTGCCCTGAGCATGATGATTCGCAAGGCTTTAGACGTTGATGGTAATCGCCTTTTTCAGGATGGCGAAAGAGCTGCTTTGAAAAATTCAGTCGAGGCTGCGGTTCTTCAAGATATTCAGCTAGCCATGCTGTCTTCAGGCGCCGAAAACAAGGTGGAGGAAGCGAAGGCTGGTTTAAAAAGCTAGTAACGACTGGTTTTTTATATTTTTTCTTGCTGAAAAGCTTGGAATGACGGTTGCCCAGCTAACCAAAAACCTTACGCAAGAAGAACTGGTCAGCTGGGCTGCTTACTTTTCGTTGAAAAACGAAGAGGAAGAAAAGGCTCGGGATCAGGCCAAAGCGGTCCAAAGTACCAAAAGCAGGTGAGCACGGTAGAATGGGCTGAGCAGTAGACGTGCGTTCAGTCATGGCCGATTATGGCATCAACATTGGCGTAAACGTACAGTCCGGTTCACTGACTAAATTGTCTCAGCAGCTAAAAGAGCTGCGAGCGATAGAAAAAGATTTAATAGATATCCAAAAATCGGGATCATTATCTCAGAAAAAACTTACGAGTGCTCGACGAGCGGCAAAAGATGAGATTAATGCAAATAAAAAAGCTGCTTTAGATTCTGCAAAAGCATTTACCCAGAACACTGGGATCCTTCAAAAAGGCATTGGCGCGTTAAAAGAGCAGGAGGCTCAGCTTAGGGCTTACAGGCGGAGCACTAAAAACGCTAAGGAAGGATGGACTACATTTACGCAAGCCATTGTAAAAACTAATTTTTCTGGAGCATTTAGCCAGCTAAAAGCGTTTAATAAAGAAGCACAGGCCACTGCTAACACTTTTAAATTAATGTCAATGAGTGGCGGTGGACCTGCTTTTGCAAGAGGTTCTTCGCTACAGGATCTTCTATCTTTTAAACCTGCTAACACAACAAACGCTCTGCGTGCTTACTCTGATACTCTTGAAGGAATAATTGTCCAGGTAGATAGGGGGACAAAAGAGTACAGAGAGTTGTTTGCGGCAATTAAAAGAGTCAATCAAGAGCTATCAAAAGTCCCAGCTGTCGCTACGTTTGATCAGTACCAAGCTCCTATTGGGCCTGACCCAGCAAGAACAGGTTTTGGTGCAAGTGCAAGACGTGGTGCAAGAAACATTGCTGGGTCACCTATAGCTCGACAGCTACGCAATCGAAGGGTAAAAGATGCACTAGGAGGCGGTTTAATCGGCGGAGCTTTTCCAGCAGTGATGGGCCAGAGTATGCAATCAGCAGCCTTAGGCGGCATAGGTGGCCTTGCTGGTGGAGCGATAGGGGGCCAAATGGGCTTTGCTCTAAGTATTTTAGGTACAGCTCTTGGAGAAGCCATTGAGAAACAAATCCAATTTAATAAAGCATTAAAAGAATTAAATGTAACTTTTGGTAGGGCAGGAAGTGATACCAAACTGTTTGCAGGCGATATTGATAATTTAGCAAAATCTTTAAAAATTACAAAAGAAGAAGCCCTTGAGCTGGCAGGAGCTTTTGCTTTTCTTGGTGATCCAAAACTAGCAACAAATGCGGCTAAGTTGTTTGGTAGCAAGCGAAAGTTTGATATAATAGCAGGCATTAAAGATGAAGCAACATTCTCTCGCGCTATCCTTAGTCTTACTGAAGATGCTTCTATTGAGCAAGCAAAGCAACTATTTTTAAGTACAAGAAACCTCGAAATCGATGAAAGGCGAAAAAAAGTTTCTGAGGCTTTAAACAAATTTAAAAAACAGGACGTAAAACTCACCACTGAAGAAGCCCGGGCTAGCGGTTTTGCTGGACGCAGAGCAGCTAGACGTTCTACAAAAATTGTTGAATCCAGAACGCCTGTAACGGCGCAAGAAGCTAGGGACATTACAGATCCAATGGCAGAGCTGCTTAAACTGCTTGAAGTAACTAAGCCAGAGACAGCCCGGGCCAGTGGGATGGACCCAACAATAGACCTACAAAGGCGCTTAGAAATTGTTATTGGTCAAATCAATAGTGAAGAAGACTTGCTGGAGCTTCAAGGAAAGCAGTCGGAACTTTCTCGAATTATTCTTCGCCAAGAAAAAGCAATAAACAAAGCCAAAGCTACAGGCGTCGCAGAGCGTAAAAAGCTTGTTGACGAAGAAGACAAGGTACTAAGTAGAGCCATTGAAGCTGGTTCTATAAAAGCGGCTAATTTAAAATTCAGTCGTGAGTCACTTGATTTAGCAGATAAAACTTTAAAAAAGACAGAGAACTTAGCAAAACCGCTACAGGATCAAATCGACGCTATAAAAGATAAAGCTGCTTTTGAGCGTGAATACGGTGATCTTATACGCGCAGGTGTTATACCAGCGGTAGCCCAGCAAACTGTTGAAATTAATAAGCAAGTTAAAGAAATCGACCGTTTACTAGAAAAACAGCTTGAAGAAATGGACTTAGGAATTAAATTGTTGCAGCTTCAAGTTGACCAAGCAGCAGGAACAGAACTTGAAGTAGAACTTCAGGAAAAATTAAATGAAGCATTAAGGCGTCGTAATGAGATCGAGAGCAAAGGTGAGCAGGCTAAGGGTGCGGCTAAAGATGCTCAGAAAACAGACAAGGACCGAATTGAAGATACCATCGAAGCGATTCAAGGACAAATAAATACGTTGATGGATCCTGTTAATCAGCTAATTGCTTTATCGGACAGCTTGGGTAATTCATTTGCCGAATCGTTTAGAGGAATTATTGACGGCAGCATGACTGCTCGGGAAGCGTTGGCAAATCTGTTCCAACGCACAGCGGATCATTTCTTAGACATGGCTGCACAAATGATTGCAGCTCAAATAAAAATGCAGATATTGAATATCGGGTTGAGTTTCTTTGGCGGAGGAAATCCCGGTAGGGCATTGAACTTGGCTGGGGTTTCTGAATACAGCAATGTCAACGCAAACACTCGTGTTATGGGGTTTGCTGACGGAGGCAGGCCACCAGTCGGTAGACCTTCACTGGTCGGAGAGCGCGGACCAGAACTCTTCGTACCAGGTGCTTCTGGAACGATTATTCCAAATCACGCAATGGGTGGCGCTAATGTGACTGTGAACGTCGATGCTTCTGGCTCTAGTGTTGAAGGTGATTCAGACCAAGCAAGTCAACTCGGCAAGATGCTTGGTGCTGCTGTCCAAGCAGAACTAATCAAACAAAAACGCCCTGGCGGTTTACTCTCAAGCTGATGGCTACTTTCCCTTCAATTACGCCTACATACGGCCTGCAAAAAACAAGCGCACCAACTGTGCGTACTGTGCGCTTTGGAGATGGCTATGAGCAGCGGTTAAGCCTGGGGCTAAACCAGAACCCAAAGTCTTATAACCTGACGTTTGAAGTCTCAGAAACGGATGCAGACACAATCGAAACATTTCTAGACGCTAGGGCTGCTGATAATGCAAGCTTCGACTTCACGCCACCAGGCGAAAGCAGTAGCTCTAAGTTCGTTTGTGAGCAGTGGGACAAGTCGATTCCGTACTTAAACCGTGCCACAATCCAAGCAACATTCAGAGAGGTGTTTGAACCGTAATGGCTGTATCTGTTTGGGCCGCTAGTACCGTTTTTGCTGTTGGTGACATCCGACGAGCCACCACCACGCAAAACAGCGGACTGGTTTTCAAATGCACAACGGCTGGAACGTCTGGCAGTTCACAACCAGCTTGGCCAACTGACATTGGCAGCACAATCACTGATAACACAGTTGTTTGGACTGCGATTAGTTCTGTTTACGCTGACCTTTCTGGCTTAGCGATAAACGCAATTATTGAATTATTTGAGTTGCATTACGACAGCGCATTGCAAGGTAGCTCTGATATTTTTCGGTTTCATGCAGGCTCAAATGCCGACGTGACTGGCAATATCACTTGGGCCGGTAACGATTATGTTCGCGTGCCTATCAAAGCTGAAGGTTTTGAGTACACAAACACTGGCACGTTGCCGCGTCCAACGTTAAGCGTTGCCAACTTAAACGGAACAATTACAGCATTGTTGATAGATGTGAATGCAATAACTCCTGGTAATGACCTCACAGGTGCAAAGGTCAAACGAATCCGCACCTTGAAAAAATTTCTTGATGGGGAAAGCGCAGCTGACCCTTATGCCACGTTTCCCGTTGAAGAGTGGTACGTCGACCGCAAGGCAACGGAGACCCGTGATGTTATTAGTTTTGAGCTTGCAAGCAAATTCGATCTAGACAACAAACACCTGCCTAATCGTCAGGTTGTAGCGAACATCTGCCAGTGGAAATACAGGGGTTCTGAATGTAACTATAGTGGCAGCAATTACTTTGATGTGAACGACAGCACTGTGAGCACGCTGGCTCAGGATAAATGCGGTAAGCGACTAAGCAGTTGCAAGAAAAGGTTTGGCGAAAACGGTGAGCTACCGTTTGGGTCGTTCCCTGGAGCGGGATTGCTCTCATGATGTTACCGCCGTCTTTAACAGAAAAGATTTTGGTTCATGCAACCGAAGAAAGCCCTAAAGAGTGTTGTGGGTTGGTTGCGGTAGTTAAAGGGCGTCGCAAGTATTTCCCGTGCAAAAACCTTGCGGCAACTCCACAAGAGCACTTTGTACTTGATCCGCTGGACTATGCCTCTGTAGAAGACCAAGGCGAGATTGTTGCGGTCATCCACAGCCACCCAATAACGAACCACGCACCATCACAAGCTGATCGTGTGGCCTGTGAGCAGAGCGGATTGCCTTGGCATATCGTCAATCCAAACACGGGCAACTGGGGCTACTGCGAACCGGAAGGCTTTGAGCTGCCTTATGTGGGGCGTGAGTTTGCTCATGGAACGGTTGATTGCTACAGCTTGTGCCGGGACTGGTACAAGCGTGAGCGTGGCCTAGAGCTAAGCAATTACCCAAGGCGTGATCAATGGTGGGAAAACGGCGAGAACCTTTACCTAGACAACTTTAGGAAAGAAGGTTTTCACCCTATCCCGGTGTCTGAGCTGAAGAGAGGGGACGCTTTATTGATGCAGCTGTCTTCTCCTGTCCCAAACCATGCCGCCATCTATATCGGGGATCAGCAGGTTTTGCATCATGTGCAGGGGAGGTTGTCTAGCCGGGATGTATACGGCGGTTATTATGCAAAGAACACTGCTTGTGCCTTGAGACATGAAAGTTGTTAAGGTCTACGGCGCGTTGCGTGAGCAGTTAGGCCAAAGCCGGTTTGAGTTTGTAGCTGATACACCTAGTCAGGCATTGAAAGCGTTGCTTGTTAATTTTTCTGGTCTTGAAAAGTGGTTGCTCGACAGTGGAAAACGTGGGGTTGCATATCGCGTGACAGTCGGAAAGCAGCGTGTGCATAACGATGATGTGTCCGGGTTGTTTTTGCCTTGGAGCGAACAGGAGGTTTTTAGTATTACGCCAGTTTTGATGGGTTCAGGCCGAGGGTTTGGTCGGGTCATGCTTGGGGTTGGTTTAGTTGCGCTTGCGATTGTGGCTGGCCCTGCTGCTGGTGGGTTTATGGGTCTCGGCGCTGGTTTGGGCGGTATGGGTGGCGTTGCTGCTGGGGGAGCAGCAATGGGCTTGATTGGCGGTGTTGCCGCTAGTGCCATTGGAATGGTTGGTTTAAGTCTTATTGTTGGTGGTGTAGCTCAAATGATTTCGCCAGTCCCTAAACCACCAGGGCTGCGGGAACAAAATGACGCTGTTCGGTTGGAATCAAACGCCTTTAGCGGCATAGTCAACACCACAAGACAAGGCGTTGCCGTACCAATAGCTTATGGACGTGTGTTTGTTGGCTCAGTAATCCTTTCTGCTGGCCTTGACGTTGATCAGGTTTAACGATGACTGAATCAAAATACATTGCCGGTGCTGGTGGCGGCGGAGGTGGCGGTTGTTTTACCGGTGACACTCTTGTATCAATACCCGGCGGAACTCAACGCATCGACCGGCTTGAGGTTGGAGACAGTGTTTGCAGTTTTGACGATAAAGGAGTTATTCATAGCGCCAAAGTCTTAAAGGTCCACAAGCATGAAGACGAGAGCGTATTTAGGTATAAATTTTGGGGCGACAGTTTTGTAGACGCAACGCCTAACCATTGGGTGCTAAATCAGTACAACGCGTTTGTTGGTATTGGGACGTTAGGCGCTGATGATTGCATTGTTGACGAGCCAGGTCATTTGCGGCCAATAATTAGCTGCAATGACCTAGGCAAGCATACTGTTTACAATTTAACTGTAGAGAACCAGCATACTTTTATTGCAAATGGTGTGCGCGTTCATAACGCTGGATTGGGGGCTTATGTTGCTGGCTCTGGCGGTGGCGGTGGTGGCAGCAAAGGAGGAGGGGGAGGAGGAAACAGCACCCCAACCGAAGAGGATGATTCGCTTCAATCCAAGCAGTTTGGAAACGTGCTTGACCTTCTTAGTGAAGGCGAAATTCATGGTTTCGATGACGGAAACAAAAGTGTTTTTCTTGATGGAACGCCTGTTGAAAGTGCTGGAGGAAGTAACAACTTTTCAGGGTTTAGCATTGTCAGCAGAAATGGCACTCAAGGCCAAAGCTACATTCCCGGCGTTTTCAGCAACGTAGAAAACGAAGTTCAGGTTGGAGTAGAAGTTACAAAAGCAGTTTCTGTCACTCGAACGATTACTGATACAAATGTCAACCGTGTCCGAGTAACTATCACCGTTCCCCAACTGCAAAGATTTGAGGATGACGGCGACATTGTGGGCACAGACGTAAGTCTTCAGATTCAAGTTCAATACAACGGAGGCGGCTTCAATACTGTAATATCAAACACTATTAGTGGCAAAAGCAGCAGCCAATACCAGCGAGATTATCTGATTACGTTAAACGGAGCGTTTCCGGTAGACATTAAAGTTGTGCGTACTACTGACGACAGCGGGAGCGCAAAACTTTCAAATAGAACTAATTGGCCGAGTTACACTGAGATTATTGACGCAAAACTTGCTTATCCAAACAGCGCCTTGGTTGGCCTGCGTTTTGACTCGCGGCAGTTCAACTCAATTCCTAAACGTAGTTATTTAATTCGTGGCATTAAAGTCGCAATTCCAAGCAACGCAACTGTTGACCTAACAACACACCTAGGGCGTATTACCTACTCAGGCGTTTGGGACGGCACGTTCCAAGCAGCAACCTGGACAAACGACCCGGCGTGGTGTTTTTGGGATCTGTTGACGAACGAACGTTACGGCGCAGGAGTGCCCGAAGCATCACTAGATCGGTACGACTTTTTTGCTATTAGTCAATACTGCAATGAATTAGTTGATGACGGCAGAGGAGGGCAAGAGCCTCGTTTTAGTTGCAATTTGCTGATCAATCAACGTAGGCAAGTTTTTAACGTCATTCAAGAAATGACAAGCATTTTTAGGGGCATTTCATACTATGGCGCGGGTTCATTAGTGCTGTTGCAGGACAAGCCGTCTGACGCGCAATTCACGCTAGGACCAGCAAATGTCATTGAGGGCGTGTTTGCGTACTCAGGATCATCACTTCGCAGTCGGCACACTTGCGCGACCGTTGCTTATCAAAGTTACGACGAACAAGGCGAAGTTTCTTTTGAGTACGTTGAGGATGAAAACGCTGTTTCTAAATACGGCGTAAACAACAAAGACATTAAAGCTGTCGGCTGCTATTCACAGGGTCAAGCTAACAGGCTTGGCAAGTGGACTCTATTGAGTGAGCAAGACTTGTACGAAACTTGCACGTTTTCTATTGGCATTGACTCAGGGATCGTGCTGCGCCCTGGAACGGTTGTCGATATTGCTGACCCGTTGCGTAGTGGAACGCGAAGGAATGGCCGCGTTTCTGCTGCTACCACGTTGCAAATAACAATTGACAGCACCACAGAGTTGTCAGTCAACACGGGCAATAGTCCGACGATCTCAGTTGTCTTGCCAACTGGATTAGTTGAAACACGCGATATTGACAGCATCAGTGGCACCGCTGTTAATGTCACAACTGCATTCAGTGAGGCTCCTGCGGTTAATGCTCCTTGGTTAATACAAACAACAGATATTCAATCTCAACAGTTTCGTGTTGTATCTGTTGCTGAAGGAGATGATGGAGCGTTTAGCGTTACCGCGCTTAAGTACAACGAGAGCATTTACAACGCAATTGAACAAGACTTAAACCTGACGCAGCGCGATATTACAAACGTTTCTGCAACGCCTGAAGCGGTAACGGATTTAACGGTAACTGAGTTTCTTTATGAGGACGGCGGATCAGTTCGCACAGGTGTTGACGTTACATGGAAAAGCCCAATCAAAAGTGTTCAAGATTTTATTATCAAATACCGTCTTAACAACGGTAACTTTGTGCAAATAATTACGCAAACACAATCAATTCAAGCAAAAGGATTAAAAGCCGGATCTTTTGAATTGCAAGTCACGGCTAGGAGTTTTATTGGTAAAACTGGTCCTACCACTTCGCAAACGTTTGCGTTGCAAGGCAAAACAGCCGTTCCAGGCAACGTCTTGAATCTCACTTTGGAACCATTGAGCTATAACAGCGCCCGGTTGCGTTGGGACGAAACTGTTGACCTTGATGTAAAGGTGAGCGGAAAGGTTCATATCCGTCATAACAATCTTACAAATGGCAGTGCAAACTGGAGCAACAGCGTTGACCTGATTCAATCCATCGCTGGTAATTCAACAGAAAAAACAGTTCCATTGCTTGAAGGTGAATATCTGGTCAAATTTGAAGATGACGGCGGCAGGCAGAGCGCAACGGAGGCCAGTGTCATTGTCGATCAGCCAGTCGCTCAAACTTTCTTTGGGGTGGCAACACAAAGGGAAGATCAAATCTCGCCAACACCTTTCACGGGTGCAAAAACCGACACGGAATACGATTCAACCTATGACGCATTGATCTTGTCCAGTTCTGGCGGTGACGTGGAGTCATCTGGCGAATATGCCTTTGCAAGCACCTTGGATCTTGAAGCGATTTACAGCTTGGATCTGGAGCGGCGGATCGTGTCGAGAGGCATTTATCCAACCGACACTATCGACAGCAGAACAGCTTTGATTGACACTTGGTTGGACATAGACGGTGGCATTGTTGATGCCGTTAATGCCGAACTTTACGTGCGAAAAACAAACGACAATCCATCTAGCTCCCCTACCTACAGCGCATGGCAGCCGTTGGCAAACGGCGTATTGAAAGCACGTGCGTTCCAGTTCAAGGTGCTGCTTACGTCAAGCGATCCAGCGCAAAACGTGCTGGTTGATGAGCTGGGCTACAAAGCGCAGATGCAACAACGCACAGAGCAGAGCACTGCAACTGTGGCCAGTGGCACATCAGCTAAAGCTGTGACTTTTGCAAATGCGTTTTTTACAGGAACCAGCAATCTTGGTGGAGCGAACAGTGCATTGCCGACTATTGGAATCACACCTCAAAACATGGCAACCGGCGATTTCTTTGAGTTGTCAAGCATTTCGCGGACGGGCTTTACTGTTACGTTCAAGAACAGCAGCGGATCAATCGTTGACCGTAATTTCAACTACATGGCTACCGGGTTTGGCAAGTCCTAGTAAAGTGTCAGAAATAGCGCATTAAAGCCCCGTGGCAACTCATGACTATGTTTTAGCCAATCAAAGCGGAGCGGCATTCCGTGGAGACCTTAACAATGCGCTGGCTGCTATCTCCAGCAACAACAGCAATTCAACTGACCCGGCGACCACGTTTGCTAATCAGTGGTATGTGGACACTGGCGATAACACCCTAAAGATCAGAAATGCTGCCAACTCGGCTTATGTAAACGTCAGCGCGGTTGGTGGCATTGGATCTGCAAACCTTGGCTTAGCCCTTGCTGCATCGCCAACCTTCAGTGGAACGGCGACGTTTAGCGGCAACGTCTTGATGAGTGGCACCGGGGTGATCGACCTCCCGGCTGGTACAACCGCTCAGCGTCCGGGTACTCCTAACAATGGGATGATCCGGTACAACTCAACGCTTGCGCGTTACGAGGGCTATTCGGGTTCAGCGTGGGGCCAGCTTGGCGGCGGCGCTACTGGCGGTGGAACGGATCAGGTGTTTTATACGAACGGCCAAACGGTGAACACAGATTTCACATTGGCTGGAACGCTTAACGCAATGTCAGCAGGCCCGGTAGCGGTTGCCAGTGGAGTTACAATAACGGTAAGTTCCGGTGCCACTTGGACGGTGGTCTGACATGAGCACGGTAAAAGCAGCAAATTTACAAAACACGGGCAGTGGCGCTCCGGCGTTTCAGAACAGCTCTGGCACGGAGATTGGTCAGCTATGCAAAGCGTGGGTGAACTTTAACGGCACTGGAACGGTTGCTATTAGAGATAGCTTCAACGTTGCTTCGATTACTGACAATGGAACGGGTGATTACACGATGAATTTAACTAATGTAATGGCAAATGCAAATTATGCCGTCACTGGAACGGTAGGAATCACTGGCAGCACAGGAGCTTCAGATCTTTTCGTGGGCGGAGGGAGGCAATCAAATTACAGCGATATACGGACAACAGGCGCTGCAAGAATTGCATCTTGTAATGCTGCTGGGGCGGCTGAAGACGGTGCAATTGTTTCTCTTGTTGTTTTCGGAGATTGATCGATGAGCACCCTCAAAGTTTCGACTATTCAAGATACGTCGGGCAACAACAGCTCGACGCCCGCAGGGATTGCATCTGGCACAGCAAAAGCGTGGGTTAATTTCAATGGCACTGGGACAGTTGCCATAAGAGATGATTTTAATGTCAGCTCAATTACTGACAATGGGTCAGGCGACTACACGGTGACGTTTACAACTGCTATGGCAAGCGCAGATTATTGTGTAACAGGCGGAGCTTCGGATATCTCTAGTGGTGCTGGCTATAGATGGCTAGGCATAGGCTCTAACCATCACAGTGATTTCTCAAAAACTACAAATAGCGTAAGGGTTCAACCTGTTTATACTAGTTCAAACAAAGCAGATGCCGCGCATGTTTACGTTGTTATTTTCGGAGATTGACCCATGAGCACCCTTAAAGTCAACACCATCACAGATACCAGCGGCGTTGTCCGGCGCAGTTTTCAATCTTATGCAGTGATCTGCGATCAAAAGGCACACAATGCGTCTGGAGGAACGTTTAATAGTGGAGCTTGGCGGACACGAGATCTAAACACTGAAATTACTGATGTTGACGGTATTGTATCAATTGGCTCTAATCAATTTACTTTAGGCGCGGGGAATTATCTAATTAAGTGGTTTGCTCCTGCTTACAATTGTGGCGGCCATATCACGATTTTGTATAACGCTACTGATAGCGCAACAGTCGGGACAGGTTCTTCTCAATACTCATCCAGTGGGGCTACCGAAAACAAATCATTCGGATCAGCAAGAATTGCTATTACAGGAAGCAAAGCGTTTGAAATACAGCATCAATGTGTCAGCAGTGGCGGTAGCGAAGGCTTTGGAAATTCTGCTGGCATCTCTGGCTTTAACTCTATTTACACCACCGTTGAAATCTACAAGGAGGCTTGATCATGGACATTAACGCTGCTATCAATCAACTTGGCTTAAATGCCAATACCTACAAGCTCACCCAGTCCGTACCACCACATACCATCACTGAGTGGAGCGGTCCTGATGCTCAGCCAACAGATGCTGAACTGCAAACTGCTTATGACGAAGCAATAGCAGTTCAAGCCTTAAAACAACTACGCACCAAACGGAATCAGCTCCTTGCTGAAACTGACTATTTAGCACTGTCTGACGCTACTCTTAGTGCAGACATGCAGGCTTATCGTCAGGCGTTACGGGATCTTCCCGCTAACACCAGCGATCCTGCAAACCCTACCTGGCCCGTTAAGCCATGAGCGACAAGCGTATTATTTTCCCTAATGACGACGGTGGCGTTTCTGTCATCATTCCGTCTGACAACTGTGGCCTAAGCGTCGAAGCCATCGCCCGCAAGGATGTGCCTTCTGGTAAGGCATATCAAATCGTGGATGTAGCGGACGTACCAAGCGACCGTTCATTCCGCAACGCCTGGACCTACACGGAGAGCTGACATGCCTATCGGACTCGATCTAACCAAAGCCAAGACTATCCATCGCGACAATGTGCGTGTGGCACGTAAGCCACTGCTGGAAGCAAAGGATCTTGAGTTCACCCGTGCTCAAGAAACCAGTGCTGACACTGCTGCAATCGTTACTGCAAAGCAAGCCTTGCGTGATGCACCTGCTGCATCAGCAATTGATGCTGCAAGCACAGCTGACGAATTGAAAGCCGCATGGGATACAAGCCTTTTAGGCAATAGCCCGTACGCTTAAGGAAGGTAGACTTGTCTCAGGAGGTGTTTTATGGCTGTTAACCCTGGGACGTATAACTTTACGCTTCAGCGGCGCGCTGACTGGAGCGTCATCCTGCAATTTAAGGACAGCAGTGACGCAGCTATAAACCTCACAGGGTTTACGGCTTACGCGCAAGCTTGGAATAGAGCGCGGTCTAAAAAATACGCGGATTTTACAGTCGCTTACACAGATCGAGCTAACGGCAAGATCACAATCAAACTGACCGACGCTCAAACTGCGACGTTTAGTGATGAGCTGTATTACGACGTGCTCCTCGAAAACGGCAGCGGTTTGCGCGAGTATTACCTGGAAGGCATTATTTTGGTATCTGAGGGGTATACGGAACCATGACAGCGGTCAGCGTTACAACAGACGGCAAAACAGTAGTTGTCGAAGATACGGCGACAAACACCGTTTCGATCACAACCACAGGCCCGCAAGGACCAACAGCAGCTGGTTTTGTTTTTAACGGAGACGCTAAGATAGATAACAGCATCGTCTATTACGACTCATCAGCTGGGGAGTTTAAGGCGGACACGACCACCACTAAACTGTCCCTAGTAGAGGGCGGAAACTTCTAAGCCATGGCAAACACCCTACGCATCAAGAAAAGGGCCGCCTCTGGCGCAGATGGAGCGCCCGCGTCGCTTGCCAGCTCGGAACTCGCTCTGAATGAGTCAGATCTGAAACTTTATTATGGCTTTGGTGATAACGGGTCTGGAGTAGCCACCTCAATCATCACGATTGGTGGTTCTGGCGCGTTTATCTCCAAGACGGACGCCAAAGGTGCAAACCTTGTTTTGGCTGGGCCAACAACAGGGTCTGACGCAAACCCAACATTCAGGTCGCTAGTTGCTGCTGATATACCAAGCATTGCCCACACAAAAATCAGTGATTTTGACACTGGTGTTCGGGTAAACCGTCTAGATCAGATGGCGGCCCCAACGGGCAACATCGACATCAACTCGAACAAGCTGACGAACGTCACTGATCCGACTTCGGCACAGGACGCCGCAACTAAAGCTTATGTCGATGCAGTCAAGACCGGACTAGACGTAAAAGGATCGGTCAAAGTTGCCACTACGGCAAACATCACGCTGTCTGGTACGCAAACAATTGATGGCATTGCTGTTTCTGCTGATGAACGTGTTCTGGTTAAAAACCAGTCCACCGGATCACAAAACGGAATCTATGACTGCAAGTCCGGCTCTTGGGCACGCTCCAGTGATTTTGACGCCGATAGCGAAGTAACTTCTGGTGCGTTTGTCTTTGTTGAGCAGGGCACGGTTGGAGCAGACCAAGGCTTTGTTCTAACCACTGACGGAACAATCACGGTTGGCACCACCGCTCTGAGTTTTACTCAATTCTCTGGCGCTGGTCAAATCACCGCAGGCGATGGCCTTCAGAAAACAGCCAACGTATTATCCGCCGATCTGAAATCAAACGGCGGCCTTGTTATTGAGTCTGCCGAAATTGCTCTGAAGTTAGACGCTTCAAGCATTACCGGAACCCTGGCAGTTGGCGATGGTGGAACGGGTGCAACTTCTGCATCAGCCGCTAGGACGGCCTTGGGTGTTGCAATCGGAAGCGACGTTCAAGCGTTTGACGCACAACTAGCTGATGTTGCCGGTCTTGCCGTAACAAATGGCGGTTTCATTGTTGGTGATGGCAGCAACTTTGTTCTTGAGACTGGTGCAACTGCTCGGACCAGCATCGGGGCTCAAACGCTTGCAGCTGACCTAACAAATCTTTCAAGTTGTCAGTCTGGAGCGTCAGCCGCTCTTGCCGCGCTTACTTCTACAGAGGTTGCAATCCTTGATGGTGCAACGCTATCAACTGCGGAGCTTAATTATGTCGATGGAGTTACGTCCAGCATTCAAACTCAGCTAGACGCAAAGCAAGCTCTTGATGCTCAGCTCACTGATGTTGCAGGTCTGGCCGTTACCGACGGTGGCTTTATCGTTGGTGATGGCTCTAACTTTGTCTTAGAAACTGGCGCAACTGCTCGCACTAGCATCGGAGCGCAAACTCTTGCAGCTGATCTAACAGCTCTGTCTTCATGCCAGTCAGGCGGTGCATCTGCACTCGCTGCACTGACTTCCACCGAAATCGGGATTCTCGATGGGGCAACAGTTACCACCACCGAGCTGAACATTATTGATGGTGGCACGGCTGCGACTTCAACGACGCTTGTAGCTGCTGATCGCATGGTGATGAACGATGCAGGCACTATGAAACAGGTTGCGTTATCTGATCTGATCACCTTCATCGCCAACGGGACCGCTAGTTCTTACGTTGTCGATGGCGGAACGTACTGAAATTGATCGGAGCGACTGATGGCAAACACAATTAAGCACAAACGCGCAAGCGGTTCAGACCCAAGCGCCTCAGATTTAGTTGTTGGCGAACTTGCCATCAGAACAGACACAGGGGTGGTCTTTACTAAAAAAGACGACAATTCTGTAGCTGAAATTGCAGGTGGCGGGGGCACTGTTGCTGACGATTGCATCTACGAAAACTCACAGACTATATCTACAAATTATTCAATTACTTCTGGCAAAAATGCAATGAGCGCAGGCCCGATCACTATTGCGTCAGGCGTCACGGTTACAGTAACGTCTGGTAGCACCTGGACCGTTGTTTAATGAAGCGCCCTGATCCAATGATCCCCGGCAAGCCTGGAGCGGTGGACGTTCCATCGATGCGCAACAGACAAGCTTGGATTGAAGCTCTGTATAAATACGAGGGTCGTGATGATAAGGATCATCCGATGCACGGTTTGTATACAGGGCTAATGAAGAAGCACTTCAACACGATGAGCACCGATGGCTAAACCAAGCGGCGCATCTGAGGTTGATTTTGTAAAGGGCAAGCCGAAGAAAACGCGCCAAGGTAATGGGAAGCATTCCAAACAGTCACATGGAAGGAAGCTATCTAGGGGCCAAGGGAAGTAAACTCTGAGTGGTTTTGCTTAGTTTCATGATCAAATCTTTATCTTGCGCTGCGGCTGCTCTTGCGTTTGGAGCGTCTGCTGCTGTTGCTGGTCCTTTCGTAAACGTGGAAGCCAATGCCGGTTGGGCGGGTTCTGACTACACAGGAAATGTGACTGACCTTCATCTGGGTTATGAGCACAGCGAAGGCCCTTACAGTGTCTACCTTCAGGGGGGACCTGCCTTCGTCTCAGTCGATGGCATGGATTCCGAGATGGAATTTTCAGGAAAGCTGGGCGGATCTCTTGCTGCTTCTGACAAGGTTTCTGTCTATGCAGAGCTTGCTGGAATCACTGGCGACTTGAACAACAGCTACGGCGGCAAACTTGGCGCAAAGTACGCTTTCTGAGTTAAAGTCTGATTGACTGAGTGTCGGGCTTAGTCAGAGTTGAGGGAGCCCCTAGTATTCTCACACTGCTAGGGGTTTTTTCATGCAGAAGATTTTCAACGTGATCAGCGTCCTCTCGTTCGCGATGAGTGGAGCGTTGGTCGGCACAAGCTTCTACGCGGTCAGCAAACTGCCAGAACTGAAACAACAGGCAATAGATGAAGCTAAGGCTCTCGTCGGTGAGTTAGTTTCTGGAGCGGTGACAGATGCGATGCCTGGGCAAGTCAAAGAGATGATCCCTGCATTGCCAACTGAAACCGGTCCTGCTTTGCCTTTTTAATGTCAGATCTGATCAATTCGCCAGACCACTACAACCAAGGTCGTGTTGAGGTTATTGAGGTGATTGAGGATGCCGTTCATGACGCTGATGACGTTGTGAGCGGTTATCTACTTGGCCAGACGCTCAAGTATTTGCTCAGGATGTGGCATAAGGGCAATGCGCTCCAAGATGCAGGCAAGGCCAGCTGGTATCTGGATCGTTTGATCGCAAAGATGCAGGGTAATGCCTGAGATTCGCACGATTGGGATCAACGACATTCGGAGTTGGAACGGACCAGCTCCAATGTCAATCCCAACCGCTCCACCAGTCACGGTGAACATTGGCACTCCAATCATTGACCTGCCTAGTTTCAATGCAATGGATTACAGACCGGAGAAGCTAGTTTCTGATCCAGTCGCTCCGACTCCCAAACCCTCGCCGCCAGAGGTAGAGCCTCCAACGCCAGCTACGCCGAATCTTCCCAAGCCGAAAGCGGCAATTGACGAGGATCCTAGGTGCCCCCCACTGAGAGCCAAAGAGGTCGGAACGGTTATTCAAGGTGGTAACAAAAGAATTGCGGGCTACGAGCTACAGGACGGTAAATGCGTCGTCTTGTATGAAGAGATCAAGTTGCCTGAACAGATGATAAACGCTGTTCCGTCATTACCGGCTGCAACTGCTGTTGCGCTTACTGCAACCGTTGGTGTTGCGGCAGGCTTAGCTACGCCTTTTTTATTGAAGGTGATTAAACCTG